CACATTTCACATCGGGTGAACTTTCCACCGCCGGAACGTGAATGTCGGCAATAGCCCTTGACGTTTTCATGTGACGTGAATTATCAATGCCTATGCCTCGTTTGGTCGATGAACTCGTCGATGTTTTGGGTGGCTCAGCCGCCACCGCCGAGATCGCCGGCGTCGGCATATCCGCGGTATCCAACTGGAAGACGAACGGTGTGATCCCCGCCGCGTACTTTCTGGTCTTTTCCAAGGAATTCAAACGCCGCGACTTGCGTCTTGACCCGGCAATTTTTGCTTTCAGGCGCGACGTCGCATGACCTGCGAAGCTGACAATTTCGCCCACTGTATCGCCACCTACGCGACTTCAAACACGCATTTGAAAATTGGTGCGCACGCATTACAAGCACCGGAAATTTAACGAGTTCGGTCAGCGTACTTCACGCAATGTGAAGCTGTCAAGCGTTCCAGTTAAAGGAGCCAGCCCTGATGACCGATCTGCCCGCCGCGCCCGATATCGTTCTGCCAACGCCGGACAAACGGGTGACTTGGACCCAGCGGCGGCTCGACCGTGCCGTGGCAATGTGGAAAGCGGGCCAAAGCGGATTAGAGATCGCGGTTGAGCTCGGCATCACACGCTGTGCGGTGATCGGCAAGTTAATTCGCGTCGGCCTGCGCCGCGGGTCGGGTGAAGGAGCGATCAAGGCATACAGCGGCAAGCCCGCAACGCTGCGGCGCGCCCCAAAGCAGGAAAACCGCGCGCCGTGGGTGCCGTCGCCGCAACCAAAGCCAAAACCCGAAACCGTCGGCATGCCGATCGCGCTGATCGATCTTCAATCGCATCATTGCCGCTGGCCGGTCGATGGTCGGGGTGCCGCAACGCTGTTCTGCGGCGGCAATGCTCACGACGGGCATCCGTACTGCATCGGGCATTGCCGCAGGGCGTATCAGCGATGGGGTGCGGCGTGAAAGGACTCGCCAAATACAACGCCGCCAAGCGTGCCCTGGCCGAAAGTCATCGCGTCGACGAGGTCAAAGATATTCGCGACAAAGCCGTTGCGATGCAGGTCTACGCCACGCAGGCAAAGGACTCCGAACTTATCGATCACGCCACCGACATCAGGATGCGCGCCGAGATCAGAGCGGGCGAGCTGCTGGCGGAAATGGCGAAGCGGAAAGAACGCAAGACCCAGAGCGGCGATAAAAGAGCGAAATCGCAGCCTGCTATTTCGCTTTTTGATCTCGGCCTGACTGCGACGCAATCCTCGCGCTGGCAAGCACTCGCCGCGCTGCCGAGGCAAGATCAGGAGCAAAAGATCGCGCGGGCCAAGCGCAAAGCGAAGGCCGCGCTCGACGGGACGGCAAAGCGCGAGCGCGCAGAAATGCGGCTTGAAGACGAGGCGCGAGTCCGCGCGCTTATTCCCCGCGTTGGCCGATTCCGTGCCCTCGTTATTGATCCGCCGTGGGATTACGAATGGCTGTCAATCGCTGGCCGGGCGTCGCCTGGCTACGCAACGATGACACACGAGGAATTAATAGCGCTCGATGTGGCGCAATGGGCGGAAGATAATTGCCACCTTTACCTGTGGACTACCAACAATTTTATGACGCGCGCCGTCGATCTGATGGCGCGATGGGGATTCCAGCACAAGACGGTGTTGACCTGGGTAAAGCCGCGCTGGGGACTCGGCTCCTATTTCCGCAATTCGACAGAGCATATTCTGTTTGGAATCCGTGGCGAATTGCGCACGCGATCCGACAGCATTGCCACGCACTTTGAGGCCCCTGTTTCCAAGCATAGCGCCAAGCCTCCGATCTTCTATGAGATCGTGCGCAAGGCATCCTACGAGCCTTTCGGCGAAGTTTTCCAACGCGAAGAAAGGGCCGATTTCACCAATGTTTTTGTGGCCGCCACGCAAGAGGCGGCAGAATGAATTTCGCGGAACGAGATTGGCGACTAGACGATATCTGGCAGCGGCAGATGCGTGACCGAATTTTAGCGCCGGGCTTCTATGGCAAATATTCTGCCGATGGCCGCTACGTTTTTATCGATAAGGGACGCTTGGCCTTTCATTTCCAGCGCGAGCTCGCGGTGGACACCATAGTCCAGCGAAAAGATGGCGGCATTGTTTGCATTGAGGAAAAGATAGTCCGATGGCCGAAGCGCGGGCATCCATATGATGCGTTTACCCTTGAAACAAAAAGCTGCACAAGTCCCGGCCGCGAAAAAACCGGCTGGATGATGTATGGCGAGGCCGATTATTTATTCTATTGTTTTTCAAATGCGACAGAGGATGAGCTGGATTGTCACCTCATCGAATTTCCGCGCCTGCAAAAATGGTTTTGGGACAATATCGAAGCGGCTAACTGGCCGCGAACTGTTACTGAACAAATCAATCGCACTGAGTGCTGCGTAGTGCCGATCGCCGAAGTCGCTGCGAACGTAAAAACCCGGCAATATAAAATTACAAGACCCAGTTGGTGGGAAGACGCGCTATGAGCAAGGCTTGGATGCCGTTCTATGGTGCCGATTTTGTCGGCAACACGCTTAACCTAACCCGCGGCGAGATTGGTTCCTACGTGCTCCTGCTTTGGCATCATTGGGAACACGGCTCTTTGCCGGCCGATGAAAACCAACTGCGCCGCATCGCGCGCGTAACTGTACCATCACAGTGGCCCCGCCTTTGGGCAGCGCTAAAGCCGCTTTTCCAGTCCGACCTGGATAGTCCTACTAGGATAGTCCAACATAGATGTCTAAGTGAACTGTCTAAGGCGGCTAAAATCTCTAGCAAACGCAAGGCTGCGGCTGAGCAAATGCTCAAACACAAACGAGCAAATGCTGAGCAATTGCTCACACATTCACAATCACATTCACAGTTAAGAAAGAAAGATAGATCTTATAATGAGGTTTCATGTGAAACAGGGGTGAAGACACCGCGGCATGGCGTTCGGTCAGCCGACGCCCGCTTTGTTTATTTCAAGCGCGATACCGACGAATTTGCTGCCTACGTCAATGACTACCTCGAAGGAACCGGCGACGAGCCCAATGCCACGGCAGACGGCCGCTGGTTCAAAGTTTACGGCGAGGAGCAACAGGTAGCCGAAAAGGGAAAAAGCAACGGCGTAAGTTCGGAACTCGAGGCAACCGTCAAAGCAAGGGGATGGGCATAACAGCGCATCGCGCTATAGTGGCCGCAGAACAGGAAGCGTCGCATGAACGATATCGCCATCGTGACCCGCGAAGCGCTGCGCCGTGCGATCCTGACCCTCGCCGCCCTGCCCGATCCTGATCAGCGCTATCTGCGCTATGTGACGCCGAATATTTCCGTGGTGCGCGATGCGGCCGAAGCCTACGGCTGGACACCGGCTCGGCTGCGGTTCTTCCCGACGCCATTCGACTGCTCGGTTTATCTGCAAGTGCTCGGTTGGTTGTCGTGGTATGAACGCTCGATCGTGCAAGGCGCCCATGCCGTTAGGATCGTCATGGCCTGGGCCACCGGCTGCGAATATTGGCAGCTATCGAAACGCTTTTCATGTTCCGAACGAACTCTGCGCCGCAAGATCGATAGCGTCGCCGACATCATCGGACACACGTTCGAACCGGAGATCTACAAATTATTACTTGACGGTTGTCACGAATGTCCGCCAAAATGCCGTTCTTCGTTGGATGAGTGGAATTCCGCCAGCGACCTTCTCACAAGCCCCGAATACTGGATCGCAAGCGGCCCTAAGCCGTGCTCCGACTTGAGTAATCCGGCAATTATCAAAGATCGCAACCGCACAATCCGCAAGATAGAACGCGGCAACGCTAAGCGTCGCCGACGAACTGCGGTGGCCTGAGTAGTCCCGTGGCCGCTGTGGTGAGGCAGGTGAGCCAATTGCCTCAGGCTCCGCAAGCCAGCTCCCAAATCATCGGGCCTGCCTCATGCATCGATTGGAATGAACTATCTTGAGGCTAATCAAACCGCCCATCCCGAAGGGCAATTACCGCACCGTCGAACTACCGCCAAGGCAGCGTGATCCAATATACGGAACGCCTGACCATGTCGCTTGGTCCAACGAAGTGCGCAAGCGAGCGCATTGGCAATGCGAGCGATGCGGCAAGCGTGAAGGTAGAATGTTCGCCGACCACATCATCGAGCTTAGCGATGGCGGTCAGCCATTCGACCTAGCCAATGGTCAATGCCTCTGCGGCTCATGCCACACGATCAAGACCATGCAAGAGCGTGCCAAGCGTCGCTGATCCTGCGCGTGGATGGTCGAAGCAATAAACGTAGCAACAATACTGACAAAGCAATGCTGGAAAATTGCATGAGCCATCGGGGGGTGGCTTTTAACAACGAATGCAAAATTGCTATGACCGCGCAGCCGCTCATCGGTGTCTTTTTATTTTCAAAAATTCCGGACCTAATTTAAGTTTTGTCTAGCATGGCTAGATGAGAAAAAACAAACCCTTAAGGCGAGCAAGCTAGACATGGCGCAGGAACCTCACAAACCGACTGGCCGATTGCGGAAGAAGGTTTGCTTGCTTGTGGCCGCAGGAATGAGCGAGCCCGAAGTCGCGACCGCGCTGAAGATGGCTCGCGAGACGTTGCGCAAGTACTACGCGGATGAACTGTTGAACGGGCGCGCGTCGTTTCGGCGTGAGTTATTGGAAATGTTAGAGACAGCGGCACGTAAGGGCAGCGTTGCGGCGATGAAGCATCTTGATCTACGAACCTCGGGCGAAGCTGTTTCACAGCCGCCGCTAGTCGGCAAAAAGATCGAACAGGCCAAAGCGGCCGCGACTGCCGGAGCTGGAACGGTGTGGGCTGAGATTATTCAAATGCCCAACGGACAGGCAAATTGACTTGGGACACTTCTTGCCCGGACTGGGAGGAACTTCTTTTAGCCGGCAAAGTCCCGATTGCGGATTTGCCACTGTTTGCTGACGAGGCCGAAGACGGATTAACAGCCTATCGGGAGCTTAGATTACCCGACGTGCAAGGAACGCCAAAGCTCGGCGATGTTGGCGGCCCCTGGTTTGAACGCATCGCAGCAGCGGTTTTTGGTAGCTATGACGTGGCGACGGATAGGCGCCTAATCCAAGAATTTTTCATTTTAGTTCCCAAGAAAAACGGCAAATCGACTTGCGCCGCCGGCATTATGGTCGCGGCGATCGTTCGTAATCGAAGACCCGACGCCGAATTTACTTTTCTTGCGCCGACCATAGAGGTCGCGGGCATTTCGTTTCGCCAGGCGCGAGGTATTATTAAACTTGATCGGACTCTGACCAAGCTTTTCCATATCCAGGACAATATTCGCCGCATTACGCGGCGCGATACCGGCGCTTATCTGCAGATCAAGGCGGCTGACGTTGACGTGGTGACCGGTGCCAAGGCACTCGGCACGCTGGTAGATGAGACGCACGTGTTTGCGCAGAAATCGCATGCGTCGGACATTTTCATCGAGATGCGCGGCGCGCTGGCGGCGCGGCCGGACGGTTTTCTGATCCAGATCACCACGCAATCGAAAGCACCGCCGGCCGGCATCTTCAAATCCGAACTGCAGCGCGCGCGCGACGTTCGCGACGGTAAGCTGAAATTGCCCAAGCCGTTGTTGCCGGTGCTTTATGAATTGCCGCTGAAATGCGACTGGCGCGACGAGAAAAATTGGCCGCTGGTCAATCCGAACCTCGGCCGTTCGGTTGATGCTGAGTTTTTGCGCAGTTCGTTGATCGATGCCGATCGCAAGGGCCGCGGCGATCTCGCGCTATTTGCCTCGCAGCATTTTAATGTCGAGATCGGGTTGTCGCTGCGGTCGGACCATTGGGCCGGCGCCGAGTTCTGGGAGAAGGCGACCGACCCGGAGCTCGACCTCGAGCGGTTACTCGATCAGTCAGAGGCGGTTGTCGTTGGCATAGACGGCGGCGGATTAGATGATTTGTTCGGCGTGGTCGTACTCGGCCGCAGCAAGGAAACAAAAGACTGGCTGTGCTGGTCGCATGCCTGGTGCCATCGCGGCGTGCTGCAACGGCGGCAGACAATTGCATCGGCGCTTGAGGATTTTGCGGCGCGCGGGGAGTTGACCATTGTCGACGATGAGCTGGCCGACATTTCGGAGATCGTCGCCATTATTGCGGATATTAAGGACCGTACCCTATTGGCGAGCGTCGCAGTCGATCCGGCTGGCATCGGTGAATTCGTTGATGCGCTGGCTGAAATCCGCGTCACGCCGGAAGCCAAGAACATTGTCGGCGCGCCGCAGGGTTATCAGCTGATGAATGCGATAAAGACCTGCGAACGCAAGCTGCTCAATGGCACGTTGCGGCATAGTGGATCGGAGTTGATGGCGTGGTGTGTCGGTAATCTCAAGATCGAGCCGACGGCCACCGCGATACGAGCGACCAAACAAAACGCGGGTGACGCCAAGATCGATGCGGTGATGGCATTGTTCAACGCCGCTACCGTGATGTGGCAGGTCAAGCCGGCGCCCGAATATCAGATGATTTTCGCCTAGGGAGTTCACCAAGATGACGCTCGGGCTTTGTTATTGGATTCTGATGCTGATCTGGTTGGTGTTCGGAATCTTTGTTCACTTCGGTTATGGCGGTGTCTATGCCGCTGCTGGCAACACGGTCCTGCTGTTCGTTTTGTTCTTGCTGTTGGGCTGGCAAATTTTTGGTCCGCCGTTGCACCGATGACGCCAGCGGGTGCAATGATTGACAGCTTGTCGATCGCCGAGCGCGCCTGGCTGATTGGCATCACGGTGATGGCCGTCAGTTCGCTGCTGCTGGGCCTTTGTCTGCTCAACGCCGTCATGGAAGTCGATAAAGCGCCGTCGCGGCCGCGCGATAGGAGGCGAGATGCCCTTACCTGATCCGCACAAAAACGAGACTCAGCAAGACTTTGTCTCGCGCTGCATCGCCGGCGCTGTTGGCGATGCGACGGTGCCCAATACCGAGAACGGCCGCGCCCAGGCGGCGGCAATGTGCTTCGACGTTTGGCGCAACCGCGACAAACCGGCGAAGGCCGGCCCGACCGCGGCCGACTGTCCGATGATGGGCGATTGCCCGATGCAGGCGAAGGCCGGCGCGATAGCCGATTGCCCGCGCGGCGATTGTCCCATGAAACCGATGGCCGGCTCGCTGGCCGGCTATGCTTACGCGACGATCGAAATCAAATCGTTCGATAACGATCAGCGGGTGATCGAGGGCATCGCGTCAACGCCCACAGCTGATCGTCTCGGCGATGTCATGAATCCGCTCGGTGCCAAGTTCGCTTTGCCGATGCCGTTGCTATGGCAACACGACAGCAAATCGCCGATCGGCCAGGTGGTGTGGGCCGAGGCACGCGAGACCGGCATTCCGTTTCGCGCCAAGATCGCCAACGTGGCGGAACCAGGCCGATTGAAGGATCGTCTCGACGAGGCCTGGCAATCGCTCAAGGCCGGTCTAGTTCGTTTTGCGTCCATTGGCTTCACTGCCGCATCTGACAAAGTGAAGCTGCTCAAGGGCGGCGGCCTGCAATACGACGAATGGTCCTGGCTCGAATTGAGCGCCGTGACCATCCCAGCCAATGCCGAAGCCACCATCACCGCTATCCGTTCCATCGATCAGGTGCTGCGCGCCGCGTCCGGCGATTGCAAGCTGATCGAAACCGTGCCGGCTCCGTCGAGCCAGAAGAAGGAAAAACCCGCCAGCGTCCTGGCATCCCGATCAATCAAGCTTGGAGCCACGACAATGGCTACGAAGACAAACTCAGAAAGAATTAAGGATCTCGAGGCAAAACGCGGGGCGGAAGCGGCTGCGCGCGATGCCATTCAAACCAAGGTTGCCGATGAGGATCGTACCAAAGATGAGGCCGAGCAGACCGCGTTCGACGAGCATTCGGCAACCATCAAGGCGATCGACCGCGAATTAGCCGATTGTCGAACGATCGAGAAAGAAATGATCATGCGGGCGCAGCCAGTCATCGGCGACGGCAGCATGGAAATCCACAGCCCGGGCAGCATCCAGGTCAGGGCGCCAGTGCTTGAGCACGGCCTCGGCTTGATCAAGGCACTGGCTTGCGAAGGGCATGCTATTAAATACCATCGCGATGTTTACTCAGTGGCGCGGCAATTCTGCGGACAATGGCCGCAAGTGGAAAACCATTTGCGGACCAAGGCCGCAGTGGCGACCGGCACGACGACGGGGACGACTTGGGCCAGTCCCCTGGTGTATCCGGCAAATTTAGTCGCTGACTTCTTCGAGTTTTTGGTGCCGCAAACTTTCATGGGCCGCATTCCCGGTCTGACGCGGGTGCCGTTCAACTCGCGGGTGCCGCGCGAGAACTCGGTGATCACCGCGCAGTGGGTTGGGGAAGGCCGGTCCAAGCCGGTCGCTGCCGGCAGCTTCGACTTTGTGTCGCTCAGCTTCGCCAAGACCGCCTGCATCATGGGCGTCACCGATGAGCTGGTGCGGTTCTCGTCGCCGTCGATCGAAACGTTGGTGCGTAACAATTTGGCCAAGGGCATCGCCAAGTTTCTTGATGTCCAGTTCATCGATCCGTCGGTGGCTGCTGTCGTTGGCCAGAATCCGGCATCGATAACGAACACTTGCGATCACGATGCGGCGTCGGGCACGGATATCACGGCGGTCATTCACGACATTCGTGAGATTCTGTTCCACTTCCAGGAGTACAATATTCCGACCGATGGCCTCGTGCTGATTATGCAGCCGGTGCTGGCGACTTCGATCGGTACTATGATGACGACGCTCGGCGTTCGCCAATTCCCCGAGGTTAACGGCCAGGGCGGCTCGATTCTCGGTGTGCAGGTCATAACCTCGAACAACTCGCCATCGGGGCAGATCACGGCGATCCATCCGCCGTCGGTTCTTTTGGCCGATGACGGTGGCATCCAGATCGATCTGTCGAATGAGGCCTCGGTTGAGATGCAAGACAACCCGACCTCGACCGATTGGCATCTCGTCTCCGCATTCCAGCAAAACTTGCTGTTCGTGCGGGCCGAGCAATACATCACCTGGGCGCGCGGCCGTGATAAGGGCGTTTATTATATCAATGCCGCCAACTATGCCGGAGCCGTCACCGGATGATGATGATGCGAGCCTTGAAGACGTTGCGGTACAACAACCGTAACCTTGCAGCGGGTGACGTCTTCAAGCTCGTCAACGAGCATGGCGATGTTGATGTGCATCGCCATGTCTTGCTTTCGGCGCAACTGGCTGAAGATCTGGACGGCACGGAACCGAAAAAGAAACGAATCTATAAACGTCGCGACATGGTGGCCGAGGAATGAAGCTGTTCGGGTTCGAGGTCACGGTGCGCAAGCAGATGCCGGCGCTGCCATCGAATTCGCTCTATGACCGCGGCTGGTTTCCGGTTGTTCGCGAGCCGTTCGCCGGCGCCTGGCAACAGAACCGTCCGCTGGTCATCGGCAATCCCTTACAGAACGCGACGCTCTATCGCTGCGTGACCATGCCGGCCGCTGATATCGCCAAGATGCGATTGAAGCTGATGACGGATATCGGCGACATCTCCAAGGAAACCACCGCGGCGGCATTCTCGCCGATCCTTAACAAGCCGAATCGTTACCAGACCCGCATCCAGTTCTACGAGAGTTGGATTATTTCCAAGCTGCGCACCGGCAATGCCTACGTTCTCAAGGAGCGCGATGCACGCAATGTCGTGGCCGCGATATATGTGCTCGATCCGTATCGCGTGCGCGTCCTGGTCGCGCCGGATGGTTCGGTGTTCTATGAATTGAATGCGGATGCGCTGGCTGGCGTGCCGGCGGACAAGGTGATGGTGCCCGACAGCGAGATCATGCACGATCGTATCAATTGTCTGTTTCATCCGCTGTTCGGCATGTCGCCGCTTTATTCGACTTCGCAAGCCGCCTCGGCAGGATTGTCGATGCAAGAATTCTCGGCGCGCTTTTTCACCAATGCGGCGCGGCCGTCCGGCGTGTTGACGGCGCCGGGCGATATTCCGCAGGCGACGGCGGACCGATTGAAAAATCATTGGACCGAGGAATATTCGCAAGGTAATTCCGGCCGCGTCGCCGTGCTTGGCTCGGGCCTCAAATTCGAGGCGATGCAGCAGAATGCGGTTGATAGCCAATTGATCGAGCAACTCAAGCATAGCGACGAAAGCATCTGCGCCGCATTCGGCATTCCGGCATTCATGGTCGGCGTCAAGGACCCGCCGAACTACAACAATGCCGAATTATTGGATCTGCAATATTACAAACAATGCTTGCAGAGCCTAATCGAGCACATCGAACTCATTCTCACCGAAGGTCTTGCACTCGATGGCGCCGGCTATCATGCCGAATTTGACCTCACCGGTCTGTTCCGCATGGACAGCCAGACGCAGATTGCGACGCTAAGCACAGCGGTCGATAAGGGCATCATGACCCATAACGAGGCGCGCGAGATTTTGGACCTGCCGCCGGAGCCCGGCGGTGACGTGCTGATGGCGCAGCAGCAGATGTTCTCGCTCGAGGCATTGGCCAATCGCGGCAACGCGCCGGCCTTGCCCGCAGCGCCGGCGCCCGGTGGCCCTCCCGCCGCGGCGCCGAGCGAGCGGCCGTTCAATCCGCAGGCAATGCTCGAGGCTTTGCGCAAGGAGTTTGGCTGTGCAGCTTGAGGAAAGCATGGCGAAAGAACTCGCCAGCATTGTCAATGAACGATTGGCCAAATGCTTTGATGAAGTTGCGGGTCTCAAAAGCCGCATAGGCGTGTTGGAGCTGCGCCAGCCGGAGCGCGGCGAAAAAGGCGAGCGCGGTCTAAACGGCGAGAAAGGCGACAAGGGCGATCGCGGCGACAAGGGAGATCCAGGCATTATCGGCCGCGATGGCCTGTCCGGAGTGCCGGGCCGTGACGGCAAGGACGGCCGCGATGGCGTGGACGGCAAGGATGGCGCCTCCGGCAAGGATGGCGCCGATGGCCTCGGCTTTGACGATGTGACGTTTGAATTGGTCGATAATGGCACCAGCGTCATCGAGCGTTATGCCAAGGGCAACGTGGTCAAGACTTTGAAGCGGCGGATTCGCAGCCGCCATCACGGACCATGGAAACATGACGGCGAGTATTTCTTCGAGGACAGCGTGACCTCCGGCGGCTCCAGCTGGATGGCGATGGTCGATGCGCCGAAGTGCAAGCCCGGCGACGGCAAGGATTGGCAATTGTGGGTTCGCAAGGGCCGCGATGGTAGGGATGGCGAGCGCGGGCCACCTGGTCCGGTTGGTCCGCCCGGTAAAGACGCGAGTTACTGAAATGCATTCCATCGTTGTGGTGCAGCAAACCGCAAGCGTTTACGACTTGACCACGGTCGCTGCGGCCAATGCGTTTCTCGGATTGACTTCGTCCGTTGAGAATGATGCGAACATAGCGGCGCATATCACTTCGGCATCGCAGATTATCGCCAATCAATGCGACCGGGTATTCGCCATGCAGGACGTGGTCGAGACCTTCTTCATGCGGTCGGGCGAATACGGCGAGGTGCTCAATCTCGATCGCCCGCCAGTCATTGCGATTTCTTCGATCGTCCAGAATGGCCAGTCATTGACGCCGGATTTTTACGACGCCGATCTGGACAAGGGTTTCATTTGGCGGCGTTGCGACTTTCTGCCGTGGACGTCCGCGCCCTATCCTTACGGTTACGGCAACAATCGCATCGCCGTGACTTACACCGGCGGTTATGACCTGCCTACGGGCGCGCCGGCGGACTTGGCGCTTGCTTGCCTGCTGTTGATGAAAGAGCAGCGCTTCATGCAGGCGCGCGGCGATCCGAGTATCCGCAGCCTTTCGCATGGTGACGTGACGATCTTCTATCAACAAACCGCAGCCGGCATCGGCGCCGGCCAGGGCGCATTGCCGCCCGCGGTCGATCGTCTCCTGGCACCATACAAGTTCCCGGCCGCGGCGTGAGTGCGCAATATTGGGATATCCCGCCGGAATGGACCGGCGAAACGGCATTCATTGTTGCCGGCGGTCCTTCGGTTGGATTGATCGACTTGGAAGCGCTGCGTGGTCAGCGCATCATTGCGATCAATACATCCTATCAGGCGGTGCCGTTCGCCGATTTCATAATCTTTGCCGATGCGCGCTGGTATGAAAATTACCGCTCGCAATTGGTCGACTGGAAGGGGCGCATAATCTGCTGCTCGCAATCGTCGCGTTCGCCGCAGCTGTTGCGTGTGGCGCGGCGCAACCGTCCGACCGATGATGCGCGCGATACCTTGTTCGTCCAGTTCACCACCGCGACGGCGGCGATCGAATTGGCGGTCAAGCTCGGGGCCGTCAAAATTGTGCTGTTAGGTCTCGACGGCAAAAGCGGGCCAGATGGCAAGACCCATCACCATCGGTCGCAGCCGTGGCGGCCACTGCCCGGCTGGGAGGCCAAGCATAGGACAGATCTGATCCAGTTGGTCGAGCCGTTGAAGGCTCGCGGTATCGAAGTCTGTCATGGCACGCCCGGCTCGGCCTATGAGTTCTGGCCGACCGTTGCCTTGACCGAGGTGCTCGGCCGTGTCCTCGCCGCCGCCTAGGCTTCTCATCCGCGGCCAATGGGGTCTCGGCGATAACATCTACGCTCGCGCATTCGTCAAGGAGTTGGTCAAGACGAACGAGCTTTACCTGGAAACGCCGTGGCCGGAAATCTACGCCGATCTGAACGTGAAATTTGTGCTCGGCCGGAAATCGCTGCGCACGCAGAACAAGAACATCGCCCGCCAGCCCGGGGGGCGATGGTGCAACGTGCCGGCGCTGTATCCATCGCAAATCAAGACCGTTAATTATGGCGGCCGTGCATTCCCGCACCAGAACATCCCCGGTGCGTTGCAATTGGCCTTTGGCGTGCGGGCGGATTGGTCAAAATGGGATCTGCCGGATTGGGGTCTGCCCTGTCCGGTGGCTGCGGACCGGCCGATTGCAGTTATTCGCCCGGTAACCGTGCGTCATGAATGGTTCAACAGCGCGCGCAATCCGAAGCCGGAATACATTAGCGCCATCGCCGAACAGTTTATGACCACGCATCGGGTCGTCTCAGTGGCTGATTGTGATGCAAGTGAACCCTTAGTCGGTCCCGAGCCGCCTTGTCACGATAAGTTTCACGGCGGCGAACTGACGGTGCGGGAATTGCTGACGCTTTTACATCATGCCGACATTGTGGTCGGCGGCGTCGGCTGGATCGTGCCTGCAGCCATTGCGCTCAAGATCAAGGCCTTTGTGATCCTCGGCGGCCATGGCGCGCACAACGGTCCGACTGTTGTCACCGACCCGGTCATGGATCTGACGCGAATTGGTTTCGCCAAACCGGAAAAGTTCTGCCAATGCACGAACATGCGCCACAACTGCGAGAAGACGATTCCGGATCTGATGGAACAATTTTGCCGTTTTCTCGAAAGCCAACGTTGCACGATATTGTTGCCGCAAGTAGGCTGCAGTGGTTTCCAGAACTCGGCGTCGGCTATTTCCCCGTAATAGGATCGCCTTACGATCAGGCTTATTTCGACCGGTTTGCCAGGCAGGCGCTGGAGCCGATTGGGCAAAAATTACTGCGGGCACGCGTCAGCTTTGTTGACAAACATTATTCCGGTGCATTGCTCGACGTTGGTATCGGTTCTGGCGCTTTCATTGAGAAACGAAACGATTTGCGGCCAGGTTCAACATTTGGTTTCGACATAAATCCAGCGGGCGTAGCGTGGCTGAAAAAGCGGAATCTCTGGTACAATCCTTATGACGGCGATGTTCCGGCGTTATCGATGTGGGACGTGCTAGAGCACATGCATGATTTTCGGTTGTTGCTGGGCGGGGTGAGGCGTCTGCTGTTTCTATCGTTGCCGATATTCCGCGACGTCGAGCATGTGTTGCGTTCGAAGCATTTCAGGAAAGACGAACATTTTTGGTATTTTACGAGGTCTGGATTGATTACGGTCCTGCACAATTTCGGCTTTGAATTGATCGCCGAGAGCGACATGGAAATCCGCGCTGGCCGGGAAGATATCGGCACGTTTGCATTTCGCCGGAGAGTTTAAATGAGCATCGCTTACGGAGAAGCTGCCACATTTCTTATAGTTGGGCTCGTCATCATACTGATTGGGTCCACGATTATTGGGGCAAGGTAGTTGAATCCATGTTGCACATCGGCGACAGCACGGCGCCGGAAAGACTCAAGTATGAGGAAATCTGGAGCTATCCAGAATATAAAAATTACTCGCCTGGGCTGGAAAACGTCGAGCGCTTCATCGAAGTGCTCGAGCCGATTGCGATGGCGACGCTTATCGACATTGGTTGCGGCTCCGGTTGCGCCGGCATGAAATTCGCCAATCTCGGTTTTCGGGTCTCATGGCTCGACCTGACCGATGCCGCACTCGATCCGCAGATTGATAGGAGGCGCTTTGTTCAAGCCGCGCTGTGGGACGATTGGGGCGTCAATAGAAGGATGGGCTGGGATTACGGTTTTTGCTGCGATGTCATGGAGCACTTGCCGCCAGAATACACCATGCTTGCGCTGGACCGCATATTCAATGCTTGTCGGACGACTTGGCTGCAGATCGCTTTGCATGACGACGGGTACGGCAAGTTCATCGGCAAGCCGTTGCATCTGACCGTGCAGAATTTCGCCTGGTGGCGCGATCGAATCGCGACATTGGGCAATCTGATCGAGGCGCGCGATCTGTGCGGGACCGGGCTCTATGTGGTGCAACAATGAGCAGTCGCGGCCGGCATGACGCGGCGCAGACGCATGTCATTCCGTTTGATCCGAAGAAGGTTCGCGAGATTGAATTCTCGCCGGACTGTCGGGTCAACGTCACCGACGAGCAATTGCTGGTGCAGGTGGCGGAGAATATCAAACGCGGCCTGCCGCAAGCGATGCCTTACGATCCCAATCCTGATGTCGCTATTTTGGTTGCCGGCGGGCCATCGCTCAAGAGCACCGAGAAGGAGCTCGTTGAAACGATCTGGCGGACCGGCGGTAAGGTGTTCACCGTCAACGGCGCCTATCAATGGTGCATCGATCACAATATTCGCCCGGTCGCCGCGGTAGTCATGGACGCGCGCGAGTTTAATGCGCGGTTTATCGAAACGCCGGTGCATGATTGTCACTATCTGTTGGCCTCGCAGTGTCATCCAAAGACATTCGAGATGTGCCGCGATCGCATCGTTACCATCTGGCACGCGTTGAGCGCCGGCGACGATGAGATCAAGTTGCTCGATAAATATTATTTCAAGCGGCACAATCCGGTAACCATTGGCGTCACGGTTTCGATGCGCGCCATATCGCTGATGCGGATGCTCGGCTTTCAGCGGCTTGAAATATTCGGCCTGGATTCATGCTGGCTCGATGGCGAGCATCACGCCTATGAGCAGATAGAGAACAACAACGAGAAAACCATGAGTGTGTGGTGCCGCCCCAAGGGGCGCGACGATCTCGCGCAACGTTTTGTTTGCTCGGTGTGGCAGGCCAAGCAGGCGGAAGACTTCCTTCAGCTCGTAAAGGAACGTGGCGAGTTGTTTCAATTGAACGTGCACGGTCTCGGACTTATCGCAACCATGATCCGCACTGGCGCGGAATTGGAAATAGAGGAGGCCTAAATGGCAGTCGGCGCCTGGACGTTTTACAACAAATTCAAGCGTAACCTTGGGCAAGCGTTCCCGATCAACCTTGGTACGGGCAACTTCCGTATTGCCCTGTACACGTCGGCGTCGAACGCCGCGACCGCGACACTCTCGATCATTTCGAGCGTGACCAGCGAGGTGACGGAGGCGAACGGCTATTCGTCATCCGGCAAGCCGTTGGCTTCGAAGACGTGGACCGCTGGCGCATCGGGCGGACAATTGCGCTTCAACGCCGCGGCGACAGTGTGGACTGGCACCGGCGGCACGATCAGCAATATCAAGTTTGCGGTGATCTGGGCCTCCGGTGCATCGGCCATCGCCCGCAAGTTGATTTGCTACAGCCAGTTGTCAACGTCACAGTTCAACTTGACGATCAACAACACGTTGACGATTACGCCGTCAGCGACGGGCATCTTCAATCTCGCGGGTTGACCATGGCAGAGGAAGTGATCCAACGCGATGACGGAAAGCGCGTCAGGTTGAGCTCAGATCCGCCTACCGTGGATATCAAGTCGCGGCAATCGGATCCGAAGGATAGCGGTCCGATCGTTCTCAATCCGCCGCCGGCAGGATTTGGTGTTGGATAATGAGAACGAAACGTTCCAACGAGGCCTATCTTTTAATTGATCATCGCAATTCGCCAGGCATCAGTCAGGAATTTGTCCAGGCCAATAAATTAGATGTTCCTGCGGTTGGTGCTGGGCAAGTATTTGAGTCGGCAATTTCGGTCTGTCATTGCTGCGGCAGCGATATCATCCTTAATCCGGGCCGGACGCGCGAGCGCGAATGGTGCATGGAACATGATGCTTACATGTGCGACCGTTGCGCATTGATGCGAAAGCTAACTGGTTCCTGCGTCCCATTGCTAAAGAGAGTGCAGGACATTTTCAATAAACTCACGCGCTAAGGACGCGAAAGGAAGGCTGCAATGTCTACATTTGCTTTTGCCGTCGGCACAATCACTCCGGGTGCTGGAACCGCTGACAACGCCTCCCTCACCACGGCGACCTATATGGTGTTGCAGGGCGGCACTGCCACACAGTTGAACTTCGTTGAAGAAATCTACATGGGCGGGCAAGCAGCCTCGAGCGCTCCGCTCATCATGTTGCTCGGTCGCGACTCGACTGTAACGGTTGGCGGCAGCGCGCTTGCGACGCCGAATTCCAACGGCCCAACGCATCCCGGTGCCGGCGTGCTGACCGCGCCGGCAGTTGGTTTCGTCGCTGCCGCTACGACGCAGCCGATTCGTTCCAATTCGGTTTCACTCGCAAAGAAGAATTTCACGTTCAATGCGTTCGGCGGAATTGTCCGCGCGAATTATGCCAATACCCAGGATCGCTTTGGCATTCTCGGCAATACCGCTTCGCTCGGCGAACTCAGCTTAAGTTCGTTTACTGGCTCGACTGCGGCGGCCGCGATCGGCGCGCATATCATTTACGAAACACTATAAGCAGGAGAACGAAATGGCCGGCGGCCCGCTTCTTCCCAGTTCTATCTACCTCGGCGGCGGGTCAGGCTTGATCTATCCGTCGTATTATATTTCAGGGGTCAACACTAATGCCGCCTCGGCATTAGAAGGTATCGGGGTCATTGCATCGTTGACTGCCGATGCGCCTGCGGTCTTGCAGTTCAACATGCCGGAGGTGATCCCCAGTGGGGTGTTGAAGCTGCGCATCTTGGCGATGGCCAACGCCACCACAGGCAACGCCAAGTTAACGATTAAGGACGCTAGCACCAGCGCCGGTGCCAACATTGGCGTTACATCGCTCACCACTGAAGCGAGTGCGAACCCGCTAACGCAGACTTGGGCCACCGCGGATATCCTTGTCGAGAACAAGATAACCCTCACCGCCACCGCGCCCGTGGCCAATCAAATCACAACCATCCTCGCGACCTTCAACACCGCCGGTTGGACCCTCGCGCAAGCGAGTGTTTGGCAATTCAGTTTGGTCTACGAATAAGGGGCAACAAATGACAACTCTTACCGCGCAACAACTCCATGACACTTCCGCCTTCTGGGCGAATAAATGGTTTGTCGGGCAAGGCATGACCGCTACTTATTCCACCGATGACCTGAACGCTGCGATAGCACAGATCGATAACGCTTTCGATCTGACGCTCAACGCCGCGGTCTCGGCTGGTCACGGTGCCCAGACCGTCATCCAGGCGCTGAACTCCGTCATCCCCGCGCCTGTTTCTGGCGCCACCAACCAGCAGAAAGCCGAGCTGGTCTGCTTCGCCATTATGAAACGGTTTGGGTTGATCTGATGGCGCGGTCCTTTATTCAAGCCAACTCTGATAACATTTTAACTGCTGCTGTTCAGTTTCCCCAAACGGCTTGCACCTGTGCGACCTGGTTGTCGCTGAATACGATCCCTATTACTTCGGTGTGGTTATCTCATGTAATCGGTTCAACAAGCGCGGCGATGCAATTTTTTTGCGCAACCGACGGCACTATTAACGCGCGCATTATTCAAACTATCAATACAGTTTATATAGGTCGATCCTCGAACGCGGCGGCAATTTCCGGTGATGGGCTATGGCATCATCTTGCAATGGTTTGGAATGGCGGGGCGACCAATGCCGCCATTACTATTTACGTTGCTGGTTCGCAAGTCGATACAACAAACAGCGGTGCGGGCAGTTTTGCGGCAATCTATTCTGGGGCGCTGCCAAGGATGGGCATTGGTTTTCAGAACAGCATTGGAGGCACTAGTAACGCTAACATTAACGGCAGAATGGCAGACGCCGTTATTTATAACACCAATCTCACGGTGGCCGAGATTGTGGCTCTAGCAAAAGGCGCGCGTCCTTTCACCGTTCGTCCACGGTCAATTCAGTGGTATTGGCCGCTGGACGGCATCCAATCACCCGAGCCTGATTTTTCTGGCAATGCTCTCAATGGAGTCGTGACTGGAGCCGCCTTGACGGCTGGCCCGCCCCTCATGCCCTTCACCCCCCGCTGGCCGCAGTTTAGTGAACCGCCGCCGCCGCCGCCAACAAGCATCCTGTTTGCCCAGGCCTCTCTTTGACGGGTGAACGCCCGTGTTCTCACGAATCAATATCGGCACCGCTACCGGGGCCAGCGGCGCCACGCTCGCCGTCACCGTTCCGGCCGGCGGCATTCCTGCCGGTTCGCTGATCGTCGTTGCTGTTACCGAGAAATCCACGTCCGGCACCAGCGGGACGCTGGCCGATACCGCCAGCAATACTTGGAACGCATCGCAGGCGGCGAACCTTGCCGGCCTGGCCGCGAATGGCCGCGGCATGGTCTTCTTTGCCTTCAATTCGAAGGCACTGGTTTCCGGCAATACTATTACCTATACGCGCAATTTAACGGCGTCGTCGTGCTCGATCTCGGTCAGTTATTTCAGCGGCATTCTGCAGGGCGCAAATCCTGAAGACACTGCGGCTCGCGCCAATGCGACCGGTACGACAGGAACGATCACTGTAACGTCTGGTACGCCGGCCAATGCCGGCGATCTGTTTATCGGCGCGCTGTGTTCGAGTGGCACCTCGACTGCCGGTGGCAGCGCGACATTCACACAAGCGGCGAATTGGAGCACGCCGCCGAATGAAGCGACGACCGGAGGTGCGGCTGGCTCGCGTGTCAATGGCGGCTTTATCCAGCAAAGCGGTGCCATCGCAACCGCCGTTTACGCTCCGACGCTGTCGAGCACCGCGCAGCAATTTGCGGTATTCGTCACCGCGTTTCGTACGATCCCTGATGCTGCCGACAGCACCAACGAAGACTTGCCGGAACTGCGGCTGCGGACGGCTAAGCAGCAGACGGATTATCCGAATCTGCTGTTATCGACTTTAGCGGCGGTTAATTTCCCGGAAATTCCGGCGGCGGGAAATCTGACGTTATCGGGAAGTGCTCCGGGCGCAATCATCGGTACGCCGAACTACATTCTGCGCGGGCCGATCCATCACAAAATACCCGGAACGCAAAAAGCCAGCGTTGACGACGTAGTCAACCTGTTGCCGGCTTTCCCGGTTGATTTCCTAAAAGTCCCGGCGGCGGCGAATCTCGCGCTTGCGGGTGCTGCGCCGATTGTCTCAACGGCGTTTCTTGACGCGCCCGCCGCAGCATCGCTGACGCTGAGCAGCGCCGCGCCTTCTGCTGTTGCTGGCGCGCTTGAAGTTCCTGCGGCTGGATCTCTGGCCCTGACCGGCATTGCGCCGATCTTGGTCCAGGATCTCCGGGATTCGCCCGCCGCTGGCGGACTGGCGCTGACTGGCGTTGCGCCAAGTGCGACCGTCAACGTCGCCGACACTCCGGCGGTCGCCAGTCTCGCGTTATCGACTACGCCGCCGGTTCTGGTTCAGGATCTGCGGGATTCGCCCGCCGCCGGGACGCTGACCCTGACCGGTCAAGTGTCCCTCGCCGGGCAGAGTTTGTTCGACGTTCCGGCGGCGGCCGGTCTGACTCTTTCGGGCGCTGCTCCAAGTAGCATTGCCGCGCTTCCGACCGTTTTCCGCTCGCCGATTTATCATCGCCGGCCTGAGCTACGGCCGAAGATTTTCGCCGAATCGTTCGCTACGCCGCGGCCGTTATTGACCGTCGGCGGGATTGATTTCCCGAAGGTCCCGGCGGCTGCGAGCCTGACCCTTACTGGGCCGGCGCCGTCGCTGACCTTGGCCGTTATCGATATTCCGGCCGCAGCTGCTCTAACCCTGCAGGCCAATGCACCGACTCTAGGAGGTAATCTACAGCCGATCCCGGCTAGCGGGAGCTTAACGCTAACCGGTGCCGCGCCCAGCCTATTACGGACGTTCCAGGTTGCGCCAAACGCCGGTGCGCTGGCCCTAACGGGGAACGTCCCAAGCCTTACCCAGAGCCTTCTCCAGACTCCTGCGGCCGCGTCCCTGGCGCTATCTGGCGCTGCCCCGAGCCTACTGATCGCGCTTGCCAAGCAACCGACGGCGGCCAATCTGGCGCTGTCGGGCAATGTTCCGACTGCCGCTCAGACCTTTAATCAGTCTCGGACGCCGGCAGTTGGAACGTTGGCAGTCGCCGGTGCGGCACCGGCAATTCAGGTCAGCGGTGCCGTCAAGCCGGCGGCGGCCAGTCTCGCGCTCTCGTCTGCTCCACCCACGCTTTCGTTTGGCGCCAATCGCGTTCCGGCCAGTGCCGTGCTGGCGCTGGTTGCCGCTCCGCCGGTCGCGCGTCGAGATATTATTCTACGAGCTGCAACAGGCAGCCTCTTGCTATCGTCCGACGCGCCCTCCGTTGTCCGGGCGAGCTCGGCCGAGCACAAATGGCTGGTCTGCACTTCGATCAGTATCAATCCGGAGATTGGCGGCGAGGCCTCGATCGCCGCCGAGCTGCAAGGCCTAGTCGAGATCAATGCTACGCTGGCCGGTAAGCCAAACGTGAAGGAATGCTAATGACGGCCGTCGCTTTTATCGGCAACACCAACGATTTGCTTTTGACCGGGCTTAAAAGTGAAGTCGAAGGGACATTCCTCGACGATGCCGTTGTCACGGTGACGCTCAAGAATTTATCCGGCGTTCCAGTGGCCGGCGAGACCTGGCCAAAACCGATGGCCTACATTGCCGGCTCGGAAGGCAATTATGTCGCCGGGCTTTCGCATCTGTTGGTTTTTAGCAAAGATATCAAATACACGGCTTTCATTGATGCAGATGCCAGTGACACCAGTGCTGAGCGGATCGGCCATTGGGAATTCACATTCACGGCAAGGACGCGCGTCAAATGACAGTCGATTATCAAGGCGTGCTCTATAACCCGGTCTATGCTGCCGTCGCTGTTGATGCGACGCTGACGTCCCCGGATGGCTCGGAGATCACTGTCGCCGTGGTCGACAAGACTGCAGGCGTGGCATTGTCGGATCGCATGAATGTCGAAAGCATCCGCCCGGTCGCCCGCGTACGCACGGCCGAGCTCGTCGCCAATGGCATTGAGATGGCCGATCTGCCGAATAGCCAGATCACCTTCAACGGCGCGAGTTGGCGTATCAAAGCCTACCGACAAATGCCGGCGCCGACCGGCGAGATGACCGGCGAAACCATGCTCATTCTGCTCAGCGAAGGCGAAGCGTGAGCACTGATAATCGTGAAATAATCCTGGCCCAGTTAGCGGTCCTGCTCGGTCAGATCGACGGTGTTAGCGTTGCCGCACGCAACCTCGAGGAAATCAGCGAAGTGCCGCCCGGCGGCGCTATCGCGGTGCTTTATGACGGCGATGAGATTGCCGCCGAGAACATCAACGCGATCGGTGGTGCCGGCAACATTGTTCACATGACGCCGGAGATCGTGATCTCGCTCGGCGAAGTGCCGGAAACTGTCGGCACCAGCACCAATGCTTGGCGCGTCAAACTGCTCAAAAAAGTGCTGCTCGATACCACCCTGAAGACTTTATGCGGCGGCGGTCGTCACGGTGGCCCGCGATATCTTGGCTGCTCGACCAGCCTGCATCCCGGTCGCGCCACGCAGGTGATGCTGACCGCACAGTTCTCGGTCGGTTATGAATTTGTCCCAACGGCTCTGTGAAAGGAAATAAGCCATGACAATACTCGGTAACTGTAAGTCGTTCGTCTACTCGGCATCGGTGCAGACCAAGGATCATTACAGCAAAATGAGTTCGGTCCGCGCTCTCGACTTTTCGATCGTCAGCCAACTCGGCGCCAATATCAAAATGGAATTGGAGGAAATCAATCAATATAATCTGGCGCTTTATTTGTTGGCGCAGGTCGGCGCTACGGCCCATCTAACCGGGCTCACTGCGCCGCAGCTCATGGGCGATCTGGTCTTCACCGGCACCAACGCCATCGGCGCTCTATTGACTTTTAACGGCCTGGTGCAGCTGCAGCCTGGCGGTGACTTCTCGGTGCTTGCCGACAACGATGATTTCGCTTTCTTGCCGGTCAGCGCCAAGGTGCTGTTCTCAGGCGGTGGCTATGGCCATTGGACTACCAATGGCATCACGGCGCCCAGCACGAAAAATTATACGATCTCGCAGGGTACGGTCACGTTTGTGCCGAACACCGTATGAGTGGACTTGCTGATCTGCTACCCGGCCCGAAACAGGTCGAGATCGACGGCAAGAGCTTTGCCGTCAACGGTCTCAGCCTGGCCGAATTTGCCGGCCTGTTGACCCGGTTTCCGCTGCTGGACACTATTTTTTCCGGCAAGGGGCCAGCAGCTGTCGGGGAATTGTTGAACGCCGGCAACCCGGCGGTCGGCGCCATCATCGCTGCCGGCTGCGGCCATGCCAACGACGAGAAATGGGAAACCAATGCGGCAGCCTTGCCGGCGCAGTATCAGGTCAAATTCCTGGCGCCGATCGTATCGCTGACCATGCCGCGGGGCTTCGGCCCTTTCGCCGAGGATCTGGCAACGGTGCTGACCACACTGTTTCCGCCGACGCCGGATCAGATTCGCGACAAAGCGTTAGCGAAAGTTATGCGGAAGCAGTCACAGCTCTCATCGAATGCTGGGG